TAATAGAATTGAGCAAGGGCGATTTGAGGACACAAATAAAATGTGGCAAGACCCAACAGATTGTGATTTAGAAATTAAAGCAGGGCTAACGGTAGATCAAGAAGTGCAACTTATTATTAAACAATTTGAGTTGCCTGATTGGAAAGCACCTACTACTCTTTTGCTTGGGCGTTATCAACCTTGGCATGAAGGACACGAAGCACTAAAGGAGAAAGCGCATGAGCGAACAGAACAAGTTGTTGTTGGGGTCAGAGATACTTACGGCACTAGCGAAAAAGATCCTTTACCCTTTAAGGTGGTTGCTGAGAGGATACGAACCGCCACACGGTCACCTTTTGTTGTAAAAATGCCAAACATTACAAACATAATTTATGGCAGAGATGTTGGATACAAGATTGAACAAGTAGATTTAGGGGCAGAAATACACGCTATATCTGCAACGCAAAAACGGAAAGAACTAGGAATATGAAGGTAACGAAGGCGCGGTCTTTTACTAAGTCTTTAAGTTACAGAATATTTGGAACTCTAAGTTCATGGCTAGTGGTTTATGTAATTACAGGCAAGGGCAGTTTGGCTACGCTCATAGCATTTTGGGAAACGGTAGTAAAGGTTGTTATCTACTATTACCACGAAAGAGCATGGAACAAAATCCGTTGGGGTAGAATTACATAATGACTACTACCTATCGGTATATTTTTGCTGACTTATTAACTAATGACATATTAGGAGAACTCCCTTTAACGGGCGTATCTTTTAACCAACAGTTAAACCAGGCTGGAACTTTACAAGGGCATTTACTTTTGTCAGGTCTTAGCGGCTATGAATTTAATGTTGATGCCTCAACCATACCTGGTAAATGTGTTCTTTATGTAGATCGTGATGCCGAAATTGTATGGGGCGGAATCATTTGGTTCCGAGAATACAACAGCGCTGAACAAAAATTGACTATAACAGCCCGTGAATTTGAATCTTATTTTGAGCGCAGACGCATAACAGCAGATGTTGTATTTACAAATGTAGATCAATTAACTATTGCTCAATCACTTTTTAACACAGCCCAGGCTGCTGCTTTTGGAAATGTTGGTGTAGTTATTCCTACAAATACATCAGGTGTTTTAGTTACTAGAACTTATTATGGTTATGAACTTAAACAAGTTTATGCAGCAGTCCAAGATCTATCAAGAGCCTTAGATGGTTTTGATTTTCTAATTAATTGCTCCTATTCAAGTGGCAATATAATTAAAACTTTAGAACTAGGTTATCCGCGTATCGGAACTGTTTATGATGTTGATGACCCTTTTGCAATTGTATTTAATTTTCCTGCTGGCAATATTGTTGAGTATGTATATCCTGAAGATGGGTCAATTGCCGCTAACACGGTTTACGGCATAGGCGCTGGATCTAACGAAGGTAAATTACTTTCTACACAATCAGATGCAACCAAATTTACAGAAGGTTGGGCATTGCTAGAAGATCAGGCTAATTATTCAGATGTAACAGATGCAACATTACTAGCAGAATTAACCGAAGGCCAAGTAAACGGTTTATCTTACCCGCCAACAACAATAAAAGCAGTTGTTCCTGCTTTTGCTGCTCCTGTATTTGGAACTTATAGTATTGGTGATGATGCCCGCATAATAATTACAGATAGCCGTTTTCCAACAGGGCTAGATGAAATTTATAGAATTGTGGGCTTAAATATACAGCCAGGCGAAGATGGACCAGAGCGCGTTACAATTACGCTAACCAACACAAGTAATTGAGGCAACATGGCATACATAAATCAACCACCTGATCTAAGAACTATCCAAGCAGATATGGATAGCAGAGTTCGCAAACTAGAAACAGCCGTAAGGTTTACTGCTCCTAGTGTAACTACCGATCCAGTTAATGCTCGCAAAGGTGATATTTGGTTAAATACCACATCAAACCAACTCAAAGCATTAGATAATAATGGTAATATAAGAATTATTACTTGGGTGTAAGGATTACAATGACCACAAACGAATGGGCTGGATTAGCGGTTAGTGTATGCACTTTAATTGGCACACTTGCAGTGGTGGTCAGACATTTAGTGAAACATTATTTGTCAGAACTCCGCCCGAATGGGGGCAGTTCGCTCAAAGACACCGTTAATTTATTAGAACAAAAAGTAGAATTATTAACAGATTTAGTAAAAGAAGCATTAAAAAAATGAGCGTAGCCAGCATAGCCGATTCACAAATAGGTTATTCTGAAACAGGTGATAACAGCACTATGTACGGAAAATGGTACGGTTTAGATAAACAACCATGGTGCGCTATATTTGTATCTTGGTGTTATGCACAAGCAGGGTTAAGTAAAAATATTGCGGCACAAAATTCTAAAGGGTTTGCTTCATGTGATGCTGGACTTAAATGGTTCGCTAAGCGAAACAAATTAGTACCAGTTGGAGAGGCGCAGGAAGGCGATATTGTTTTTTTCCAGTTTGATAATGATGCTGAACCCGATCATGTAGGTATTGTTACTAAAAATTGGAAAAGAAAAAGCACATTAATTACTGTTGAAGGCAACACATCAGACAAAGGATCCCAAGCAAACGGTGGGGCCGTGTATGCTAAGAAGCGGGCCTACTCCCTTGTTTTGGGTGTAGCCAGACCATAAGGAGAAATATGAAAATCAAGATTGATGAAACAAAAAAGAAAATGCTAAAAAGTTATTTGCGGGCAGTTGTTGCCTCTGCTTTTGTTTTAGTGTTGGCCTTAGTAGCAGACATTAGACCTGAAATTGCGGTGTTGCTTGGGGCCGCACTCTCTCCAGTAGCCAAATACATTGACCCCTCAGAAACAGATTTTGGAGTTATTGCTGAAAAATCAATGGCTGAACTAAAGAAAACAAAGAAAAAAGCCTAATAGATTTCCCGCCTCCATGGGAAAGCGCACCTGAGCAAGTGTCTAAACTGCTCATTTTACATTTTCTAGGGTAAAGTTTGTACCAGGAGGCAAACATGGGAATAGCAGATAAATTAGATCAACTAGCAGTAAACAGAAAAAACACTGAAGTGTGCGCATATCAAACACTTTATGATTCATTGCCAAAAGCAGATCAAATTGCATTAGATGAAGCCTGGGCAAAAAACTATTCAATAAATATTATCTTAACTGCAATAAGGTCCGAAGGCCACAAGACCAGCAATGAAACTTTAAGATCGCACAAAAATAAGGTATGTAAATGTCATCAAAAATAAATAAAATACTAGAAGATAGAGAGGTTCAATATGGAGATGCTAGACGCAATTTCACTAATATTGGCATTGGTTGGGGAGCAATTCTTGGCATTGATTCTATTCCTGCTCATATTGTTGCCTTAATGTATGATTTTGGTAAAACAATTAGATGCACAGTAAATCCAGAACTAGAAGATAGTTGGTTGGATAAAGAAGGATATACAAAATTAGGCAAAGAAATAATTACAAATGAGCCTTAAAGATAAATTTGAAGAACTGCCCGAAGGTATTGAATCATCAGATGTAAAAGAATTACGGAATGCTTTATTGCGCGTACAAAAACAGTTAAAGCAAGCCAAGGAACGCACCGAAGATCTTGTTCACACAACACAACAGGCAGCCTATGATGCCATGCTTACATTTGGAAAAATTACACCAGTACAACAACCGTCACCAGATAAAAGAAACGCAAAACCTGAAGTTGCTTTATGGCACATGACAGATTGGCAAGGAGCAAAACGGACACCCTCTTACAACAGCGAGGTAATGCGCAAAAGAGTTTTAGAGTTTTGTGAAAAAGCCGTACGCATTACAGACATACAGCGCAAAGATCACCCAGTTAAAGAAGTATTTGTTTGTTTTGGTGGCGACATGGTTGAAGGTTTATTTAATTTTCCTGGTCAAGCGTTTGAAATTGATGCAACTTTATTTGAACAATATGTAACTGTATCCAGGTTAATTGTTGATGTAGTGCGCCACGCGTTAGCAAACTATGAAAAAGTTACGGTAGTTCCTGAATGGGGTAATCACGGCAGAATTGGATCTAAACGCGACAATGTACCTAGGTCAGACAATTTTGACCGCATGTGTTATGAGTTTGCAAAGCAATTATTACAAGATGAAAAGCGTTTAACATGGCAAGATTGCCCAGAAGATATACAACGAATTGAAATTGGTAATTATCGCGCATTATTAATTCACGGTGATGAAGTAGGCCGTAATGGTTTTGCATCACCTACCGCAATTGTTGGACATGTTTCTCGCTGGCTATCGGGTTCTTATCCTTGGCATTTTAGAGATTGTTATATTGGGCATTACCACACTCATAATGAATGGGCGCTGCCAAACGGATTAGGTTCTGTATATCAAACAGGATCAACTGAATCAGATAACCGCTACGCAGGAATTATGTTGGCTGCTAGCGCAACACCGTCACAGCGTTTGCATTTTATTGATCCCATTAAAGGCCGTGTTACAGCAGCATATAAAGTTTGGCTTGATTAAATAACATTGATTTACACTGTCAAATCATGTCTTGCATTTTAAATTTGTGGGCGTGTCATGCGTAGATATTTCTAAAAACATTACATTTTTTATTTTTTAAAAAGTGCCAAAAGTATAATTAAGGTAGTGGTTAAGAAATACTTAATTACTAGGGAGGCGATAATGAAATGTTGTGAGCATAAGTTTATGAAAAGGTGGTGTGAGTGCCATCATTGTTGGGGTACAGGTTGTGATGTGGCAAACCAATACTTAATCACAAAGGAGATAAAATGAAATGCCCTAAATGTGATAGAGAAATGAGTACTGGTTATGAGGATATTCTCAATTATGGTTTATCTAAACCTATTTGGTGTTGCCCTGATTGGAAAAATTGCAAATACACAATGTTACGAAAAAAGGCAACTTAATCATCATCATCAAGCGTTTCAACTAAACACTTGCCGTTGCGGTGTTGAATCCCTACTTGGACTTTACCGCCTGAGTAGGGATCGCGCTTTATTGCAATCTCTATTGACCTAACTGCAATTGCAATTGCATCTTCATAAGAAGATTTTTCTTCTATTTGGTAAGCGTCTAAAGCGCCCATAGCGTAAGAACCGCCAGAGCCAGCAGAATAAATAGATCCCGAAGTGCGCTCCCACGCATAAGAAGAATCAATGCTATAAATTACACCCCGCACACCAATTAATAAATCATTATCAAAACTTGCAATATCGCCATCATCTTTCATGTCATAACCAGAGGCAATAAAATGTTTGCGCATAGCAGGGATAAAAACTTTAGTAATAAATTTATCTAAATTCTGTTTAGGCGGGCGTGGAGGTGTCCAACCAAAAGCCAACAAATTTTGACCACGGCACAAGCCAGCCGAAGCAAACAGGTACCCATTGTTTAAGTTGATTTTGCCAGTTGGGGAGATGTCATATTTACGGAATGAATCGGTTGCTTGCGAATCAGCCGCAATAATGCACCAATCTTTATTCTGGATTGCTACCAGCGTGGTCATCTAAGCCCTCTCCCTAGGCCCCTATTTTCTCATGCCACGCGCCCCTTGGGGTGCTTGTAATTGACGGTGGTGGTCTATACCCTAATCCTACCCAGAGCCAAAAGGCTCAACAAATTATGGAGGATAGATTATGGCTGGAAATTACGAAGGCTACGAAACCGCAGCAGAGCGGATTGTGCGAATTCATGCAGATCACAAAGATGTGCGAATTCATGCAAAGATTCTGGAAATTGTAAGAGATCCGCAAACATTACGCCCATTGCAATATGTTGTAGAAAGCAACATTTATTACGGTGATGTTTTAATGTTTGTTGATGTTGCTGAAGAAATGGTTGGCAGTTCATTTGTAAATAAATCATCAGCCCTAGAAAACGCATCTACAAGCGCAACTGGAAGGGCGTTAAGCCTGGCTGGTTATTTAGGTACAGATCCAAATACAAAAAAACCAATTAGACCAACACAACAAGACATGCAAAAAGCATCAAGGGTTGAACAGCCTGCACCTAAAACCAAGCGCGAATTTACTGACGGAGAAATTGGGTTAGCAACTGCCGCGTTTGGACAGATTGAATCTGCAACAACAAAAGATGAATTAAAGGCAATTTACAGAATTAATCTTGATCTATTAGAAGCAAAAGTAAATGGAGTTACATTGCTTGATGCAATAAACAAAAAGGCAGGAGGCTTAAAGTGATAGATAGAAATTCCGTCATTGTTGCGCACAATGCACAGCGCACATCTATTGCTGCGGCTGCAAATGTCTTGCCTAGAACTGGGTCCTTGCGCAGAAAAGTGTATGAACACATTTTGGCGCAAGGGCTTAGGGGTGCAACAGATCAAGAAATAGAAAACACTTTAAAAATAGATGGTAATACCGTTAGACCAACAAGAATAAGTCTATTAAAAGATGGTTACATTATTGATACTGGAACTACAAGAAAAAATAACAACCACAATGACTGTATCGTTTGGCGAACAGTAGAGGAAGGAATGATGTTATGAGCGATAAAAACAAAAAGTTCACACCACCAGCAGGGTTTGTTGTGGCGGTGCATGGAAATATCCTTGGAATCAGATCAGTTGCAAGAGAACTAGATATGTTTGCAGAGGTATTGGCAGAGGCTATGGAAAGAGCAGGTTTCCAACTTATTCCAGATCCTATGGATTTATCAGCAGATGCCGCTAAGGTAATTAAATTACAAGAGAAACAACAAACAGAAGGAATTAGATTAGTGCAGGAGGTGAAATTTGATGATTCAAGTAGTGACACCAGCACAAATTGAAGCCCGTCTTTACGCTTTATCTAAAGAAGTAGATGAAGCACATAGCGAATTAGTTGAAACAGAAGCGGAATACCACCGCATCAAATCTCAATATGAAATTGCTATGGCGCAACAAAGAATTAATTACGCGCAACGCTCCACGCCTACGGGGAAAAATTACACCGTGCAAGAAAGAGATGACCACGCTTTAATAGAAAACAAAGATCTACATGTTGATATGGGCATTGTAGAGGCTAGAGTTAAAGCATCACGGGCTAATTCACAGCGTATAAAAACACAGGTTGAAATAGCCCGTTCAATCGGTACATCAGTGCGTACCAGTTTGGATCTAGCATGATAACATTTTTATTGATTTTAATAACTGCGTTCCTGGCTTATTCAATTGGATTTAAAATAGGCGCGGTATCAACCCTTGCAAGATTATCTGCTATCTCACAAGAAATGCAGTTAATTCTTAATGATCTGCAAAAACAAATGAACCAGTGGACAGAAGATGATTTATGAGCAGACAAGAAGCATTGCAAAATACGCTAATTTCTTTTGGTTACAAAAAGTTAGAAGCAAAAAAATTAGCGGTCCAAATTATCAGTAATTTAGATAATTATTTAAAAGTGCAAGAATCCGTATTCAAGAGATTGGGCAAAGCCAAATGATTGATTTACAAGACATGGTGATTAAATCTCTTGGGGCTTATGACAGTCAAAGAGATAGATCTAAACAAATAGAAATTGGGCCTAGCAGCATTGGAAGTTGTGCGCGTAGGGTCTATCACGACTTAAAACAAACGCCTAAAACTAACGATACTGAAAAACTAGCAGCAATCTTAGGTACCTTTATCCATTCTGGTTTAGATAAAGCAATTAGGCGCAATGACCCATTTGAAGATAATTTTTTAATTGAGATTGAGGTAGCAGACGGAGATCTTAAAGGGCATTGTGATTTATTTATTAAAGACATTGGTTTAGTTGTTGATTGGAAAACCACAACTAAATCAGGTATGCGTTATTTTGGATCAGATCAACAGCGTTTCCAGATTCACACCTATGGTTGGCTATTAGAAAAAAACGGTTATGATGTAAAAGAAGTAGCCCTAGTAGGAATTCCCCGTGATGGCAAGATGCAAGACATACAAGTTATGCGTGAAAAATATGATCCAGCAATAGCCCAGCAAGGAATTGCTTGGTTAGATGGAATCAAACAAATAGTTGCAACTAATTCCCCTGCCCCAAGTCCAGAGAAATACGCAAAATGGTGTACAAACTATTGCCCGTATTTTGATAGAACAGGAGAAATAGGTTGCCCAAGTATGACCAAGTAGATTGGGATAATGCAGCGTGTATTGGTATTTACACAGATTTGTTCTATTCAGTAGAAGAAGAAAGATCTGTAATGCAATATCAATACATAAATACATTACGCAGCATTTGTGCCGCCTGCCCTATTTGGCGTGATTGCTTAACTTACGCTTTTGCACATGAGCAATACGGAGTTTGGGGAGCGCTTACATCTATGGAAAGAATTGCAATAAAAGATCCAACAAAAAATCCACATCAGAGGCGCAGAGCATTATTAAATTTACATGACCAAGGAATTTCTTTTGCAGAGATTCAAGAGTGTATGATCGCGGCCCAGGCGAAAGAGGCAAAATGAGCATCATTAGATCACCCAGATTAGAAAGTAATTTTAGCGTCATCTCTAACGCAGTCATTAGGGATAACAGGTTAAGTTATAGGGCGCGTGGAGTTCTTTTAGAGATCCTAAGCCGCCCCGATAATTGGCGCGTTTCTGGGGAATCCTTGGCCCGTTCTGGCAAGGAAGGCAGAGATGCAATTTTGACAGCATTAAAAGAATTGCGGGATTGCGGTTATATCCGAATGGTTAAAGAGCGCAAAGAAGATGGAACTTTTGTTACAAATAATTATGTTTATGACAAGCCACAAGACTTAGCACCAAGCCCTGAAAACCCTATTGCGGTGGCACCGACCCCTGGAAAACCGACACCTGGTAAACCGCAGTTGGATAATCAGGCCGTATTAGAAGAACTATCTAAGAAGAACTTAGATATAAACAATGAGTTTGAAATTTTTTGGAATGTGTATCCAAGAAAGGTTGCAAAGAAAGCAGCAGAAGTAGCATTTCTAAAAGCATCAAAGCACACACCAGTAGCCACCATAATTTCAGCAGCAGCAAGATACGCAAAAGATGAAAATAGAGTTGAGGCTTATACGGCTCACCCTGCTACCTGGTTAAATGCTCATAGATGGCTAGATGATCCGCTACCAGTAAGAGAAAAATCTTTAGATGAAAAGAAGGCGGAAGAATTACGGTTAGCAAGACAAAAATCAGAGCGCGAGCGCGAAGAAAGCCGAAAGTGGTTTGAAGAACAAGAAAGATTACGGTCAGCAGCCGTACCGCCACCAGAAAGATTACGGTCCTTACTTAAAGGGTTTTAATTACACATTAGTTACCCGTAACTGTTACCATTAATGTAATCATTACACCTACAAAGGAGTGAAATGGCTACATTGGTAAAAACTTCTGCACAAAATGTGCAGTACGGAGATCATGTAATTGTGAACAACAAAGAGTTCACAGTTAAATATATTGATGGTCCAGATAACATTGGTACTTACAATATCCATGTTAATGATAACAATGGAAATTCTCATGTTGAAATTGTTTCAGGTTTAGTTACAATTCTTATGTGATTAATTTTTTTGTAGATGGTCAGCCGATCCCACAAGGATCTATGAAAGTGATTAATGGCTATGTCATTCATTCACAAGGATCAGCGTTAGCAAGTTGGCGATCTGCAATTGCACTATCCGCAAAATCAGCAGGAGCAAAACCACACTTAGAACCAGTGGAAATAAATTTAGAATTTACAATGCTGCGACCTCGCACAGTTACTCGCCTGGAGCCATCAGTTGCCCCAGATTTAGATAAATTGATTAGAGCCGTTTTAGATGGCCTCACAGCCATTGCCTACCGTGATGACGGGCAGGTGACTTCCATCACAGCCTCAAAATCATACGGGGAAAGACCAGGCGTAAGCGTGAGCGTAGGCGCAAAACTGCCTGTTACTCTCCAGTAGGTAACAAAAACTTTATTTAAAATTGTTAAGAAATGTGCCACAAATGTTGTCAATTCTCTGATCTAGGGTTTAGACTAATTCCATAAGCCCAACAAGGGGCGAAAAAATGGAGGCACTAAATGAATACATTACCTAAGTTCAACGAAGCAGATAAGTATGTTGTAACAGCAGTTAGCCCAACAGGTGCAGTCAATATGGAAAAATTTATTGATGGCGATTACATTTCTTGGGATTCAAAAGTTATGAATGATGAATCTAATATGAACCAACACATTGCTCGTTTAATCAAACAACAATATCCAGTAGTTGTAACACAAACAAAACTTAATAAATTTAATGGATTAGTTGATTATCAATTAGTAATTACTATCCACCCTGATTCAATTTTTTGTGATTGTGGCAAAGGAATTATTTGCCCGCTTAACAAGCAACAGGTTAATTACTGGCAAGGCAAGATTGTAACCAGAGAAATGTTGGCAAAATAATGAAACACACATTAACAATCAAGGGTGGTCGCAGACACTATTACGATTCAGGGTCATGTTCTTGTGGACATTGGAGCCAATTCTTAAATAGAGTTAATCGCAGAGGTGACATCAAAGGTCACAAAGATTTCATTAAAAGAGAATTTAAACAACACAAAGCGGAGGCAAAATAATGAAGTTGTATAAATGGAGCGCTGGTTCATATCAATACGGTAAATGGTCTATTGAAAAAATAGATGGTGCTTGGTTAGTAAGAAGCAGCCAATTTTATCCTGAACACACCACCTGGGATAACACATTAAAAGGTGCAAAAGAATTTGTTGAACGAACAGAAGGTTGGAATAGCAATGGCTAACGAAGTCGTTAATAAATGTTGGTTGCAAAAACGAGGTGATATGCGTACTACCAATTGGCATATAAAAGACCCAACATTCAAAGATATTTATTATTTGACTCTTTGCGGAGAACCAATGTCTTTAGATGTAGAAGTTAAATGGGAAAATGATGATGACTATAAATGGCAGTTTGGTAATTATTTTATCCCTGAAAAGGTATGCAAAAAGTGTGAAAAAGAATTAGCCAAGAAAGCGGTAAAATAATGTCAGAAGAACTATTACCATCTTTACAAGAGTTGGCTGATTTGGCTCAAAGGTTGATTGAACTTACCCAGGAGGCAAAATGAGATCTCAAACTTTAATTTTCTACATGGCTCCTGCTGGCGGCAAATGGCACACCGTAGATAGGATCACCAAGGTAGCCACCTGCCACCCTCAGATCATGGACACAGACACCCCTCCGATCCATGTAAGCCCTTTCCAGATAGATGTTCACCCAATGCTCTGTAAGCGCTGCCTGAAGGCCAAATAATGACCCTGGACACGCTCAAAATAGACAAAAAGATTCCTACAAAATGTCCAACAAATGTTGCCAATTCTGGCTTTTATGCCTTAGACTTATCCCATAAGGGCAGACAGCCCGAAGAACATGGAGGCAAGGAAATGAAGTTAGTAGCAACAGATCAGACAGTAACTATTAAGTGGTTTGCAGTTTTACATGACGGATCAAAAATGCGTAATGTAAAAGGTTTTATTCACAACGCTTGGGATATTCAATGTTCATGTGGTTGGGAATCAAGAACTGGCGGAGCAATTAAGGCTTGTGTTAAAAGAATTGCTGAAGAACACAAATGGAGTGAGCATAATTATTCTTGGACCGCTTCAACCAAGGAGGCAAAATAATTATGTTTTACTACAAGGCAGAAGCAACATACACAATCAATGGTGCAGATGTAACTCTTAATGGTTGCAAAGCATCAGAGCGTAATTATTCACATGCAGTAATTACAGTTGCATCAGTTACAAATGAAACTTATTTTGATGGCACACCTAATCCTGATTTTGGTAAAACAATTTCTATGGTTTCATTTCACCAAGGTTTAGACAATGCAGTTAAATCATCAAAATCAAATACTCATGCAACTTACGGTGGTCAAAGTTATTTAGATCGCAAAAATAATATCAAGCGTCAAATTAATCCAACTGCTGATACTAGAATTGTTGAAACAACTTTAGTAGATGGCAAAACTTACCGTAACTTTAAAACAACTTATATTGACCATAACGGTCAGGTAGCAACAACTAAATAGTTAAACAGCCCGCCCCTAGTGGGCAAGCAGAGATGCAATCTCTCTGGCGGGCGCTAGAAATACCAAGGCGGTATTTCTTAACAAAACATGGAGGCATAAATGCAACGCACAAAACTAAAAGCAGGAGAAACTTACTACTACCACGGTAGATGGACTAGGTTCCAAGGTTATGTTGATGTATTTCAATCTGACTTAGATAATCCTGATTCAAACATCAACTCACGCAAACTAACAGTAGTAGATCCAAAAACGGTTTATTACTACAATGATGCAGATAAAACATACGGTTTATACAATTTTTCTTACCGTGATAAAACAAGTTATGTAAAGTGTGTAAATTCTAAAGGCGAAGATTTTTATACACAAGCAAGATGCCTTGTTATGACTTGGGCAGATTTAATAGACCAGGAAATTCCTAATTCATTAATGCGCAAAAAAGCAAATGATGAAGCAAGAGCCGAAAGACAAAAACAGGCTAACTGGGAAGAAACTGTATTGCAGCCAGCAATAGATGAATTTGTGTCTTTAATTAATTACTATAACGGTAACGAAACTACATCAAGATATGACAGTGATGCAAAAAACTACACAGATCAACCAACAATCACCCAAGAAAGACAATTAAAAAATATACCGTTAGAAACTTTACTTGCTTTAACCGCACAATTAAAAGCAGGCAAGGATTTAACTTCAATTGCAGCAGGATCTAACAAGGAGGAAATGTAAATGAAATATAGAGTAGAACTAATGATTGACCAGGAAAAACTAAACATGGCTGCTGAGATTTACCCAAACATAGCCTACAAAAGTAAGTCAATGATTAACGCTTTAGAGCGAGAGCAGGTGGGCAACATTATTAGTACAGCCCTTGGTTCTTTATTTGATAGCATAGAAATCACAACCGTGCGCAAAATTAGTCCAATCAAAAGAACGGTTTCATAATGAAACTTACAAAACGCGGTAAGCGTGTAAGAGCAATTGCAATTTTGCTTGGGCTTGTTGCAATTTATTACATTGTTAATCATATCTGGTGGACAGGCACAGGCTATTGCTGGGGAAGTATTGATAAATGCGTAGGTGGCTTTTAATGAGAAGGCCAATAATCCTAGGTTTATTAATTGCATTAATTCCTGCAACCGCACACGCAGAAGAAAACGGTGCTTGGGTTAAAGTAGATGCAAACGGTACTGCAATTGGTGGGGCGATTGTTTGCGCTGCATCAGTTTGCGGTGATCCAGGAAGCCTTTACAACAAACTAACACTAGGAACTAATGAGCGTTATGTGTTGCAAGCCCCTGCTACACCTGACGGAAATGTTGCTGGCGTTGGCGCAGGGCAAGGCGCAAAATCTGTTCAAGTTGATTTAACAACTAAAGTTTGGACTGTTGTTAATGAATCTAAAATTATAGAACCAATAATTACAATCTTGCCTGATGGTAAAAAACAAATAACAGAAAAAATTATTGGTACGCAAATTACTACACAGCGTTTTACCCCAGATCAAGCGCCTTGGGTAACACCGAATGCCGTAGTTGAAGTAACAACTGTTGTGATTCCCACAATCACCTCCGACTTTATAGCGCAACAAGAATCACAGATAACAGCGCTTAAAAACAAAACTGCAAAACTTAAAAACAAATTCAGAAAGAAGGCAAGCAAATGAGTTATGGATCAATGATGGGTTCAGGTATCTATTCAGAAGAAGTTACACGCGAAATAGTTTGCAAAGAGCGTTGTGATGAATGCCCTGAAAATGTTGCTTGCCCTACTTATTGGAATGAAGATTTTGCAACAGATGATTGGGGCAATATAGATCAAACAGTAACTTGCCCTACCTGTAAACATTCATACACCTACAAAGAGGAACAAGAATGAGTTACCACATAGTTGTAGTGACAGATGGGCAAGAAACATTCAAAAAAGATTACAACAATTGTTTGCAAGCAGTACACGATTATGACAAATTTGTTGATGTAGGTTTTGCTGGATTTGGGCAATTAATTTTTTTAGTTGAGCCTGACGGCACCTCACATCAGAAATATTTCTCACGAAAAACATAATTTATGCAATACAACATGGAGGATCAGGGTAAAATTGTAGAGGTCCAAAAACTACTCGTTAAGGGGGAAATCATGGACAGCAAACTAAATCGGTGCGCTTATGGCGCTTGGCATTACGGAGAAAAACTCTGCGAAGTATGTAATTTGGGGGCTAAGGAGTAGCCCGTTAAGTTTGTAGCACAAATCCTTTTAGCGGCCCTTTTAGCGGTTGGATTTGTTGCTGGCACACCTGCTGCTGCCGAAGCCCCACATTTAACGCAAAAACAAAAAATAAAAGCGTTAGAACCAAAACAGTATGCGCTCGCCATGGTTAAAAAACAATGGAAACCTGATGCGCAAAAACAGTTTGCCTGTTTGCATCAACTCTGGACAAAAGAAAGCAACTGGCGTTCAAATGCTTTAAACAAGAGTTCAGGTGCATTTGGAATTGCCCAGTTTTTGCCGACTACTTGGGCTAACTACAAATATCCATACAAACCAAAAGATCCACAAATTCAAATTGATGCTGGATTGCGTTATATTTACAAACGCTATTCCACACCTTGCCACGCTTGGGCTTTTTGGCAAAAGAAAGCAGGCCCAGATTTGATCGGTGGCTGGTATTGAGTAGAATAAATTATGGACAAAAAAGTTGTAAAAATTGTGCAAGATCGTGCTGGTAATTACTGCGAAGTTTGCGGGTCATCAGCACTGCCGTCTATGGCGCTGCATCACAGAAAACTCAAATCTAGGGGCGGCAAAGACACGCCAAGTAATTTAATTCAGATACATCACGGCTGCCATAACCTAAATACCGATAGTATTCACCTCAATCCTGCAAAAGCGGAGGCAAAAGGTTGGTTATGTCCATCATGGAGAGAGCCAAACGAACACCCTTTTGTTAAACCAGATGGAACTATTGTTTTATTACAAAATGATGGTTCTGAATACATAATGATGGAAGGCGATTAAATGAACATAACAGTAAAAGGCAATGTTGGATCTGAGCCAGAATTAAAATTTTCTAAAAGTAATATGGCTTACATAACTTTAAGTGTTGCCCATACACCACGCGTTAAAGATGGTAATGATTGGAAAGACGGAGATACCATGTGGTTCAGAGTGGTGCAATTTGGATCTAAGGCTGAAGCAACTGCTGATTGTATAAAAAAAGGTGATGCAATTTTAGTATCAGGTGCATTAAAACAATCTACTTACACAGACAAAGAAGGCCAAGAGAAAGCATCATTAGAAATTACAGCAGATCACATAGGATTAGTTCCCCGTTTAATTAAAAAAGTAGCAACACGAACCGAGGAGGAACTTTCATGGTAACAGATGGATTAATTAGCGCAGCAGACACAGCGCAAATGCTTGGTATAACTATGAACAACTTACGCCAAATACAACACCGTAAAACAATTACATGGGTTGAGAAGTCAGGCCGTAATGTTTATTACCGCAAAACAGATGTTGAAAATTATGTAGCCAAGCGTCAGGGCCGCATTAATGAGTAAAGAAAAATATATTAAACCTTTAAAGATCTGGGTACATTACGGATTTTTTTTAAAGCGTTTTGGTTTAGGTTTCACCATTGACAGGTATCAGATCTCAATAGATCTTGGACCATTATGGTTAGGCGTAGAATGGGATTAGCAGAAGATCCAGAAGTAAACATTGCGTTGCAGTTGTTTGCTGATAAATTACGCACAAAAGGCAAAGACGCACTAGCCTTTAAAATTGAGAATCTAATTGATTTAATTACAGATGAAGTAGAGAAGGAAATCAAAGCAAAGCCCCGTAAGTAAAAGTATTCTTGGGGCATGACGCTTGTTATTGAAGAAGAAGTGACCGTGGCAGATATTGATGAAGCCCTGGCGCATATTAATCTCATGCTTAAAACAGACCATTACGGCAATCGCCTAACATGGAAAAAGAAAGAAATGTTGCTAGAAAGTCTTGATGATCTATTAGACGCTAGATTGCATTTAATGAAAGAACTTGTATAAGATTACGGTACTGGTCAGGTCAGATACCTGGCTGAGTGCTGGATAAGACCCTCACAATCTTAACGGCTTGTGGGGGTTTTGTTCTATACAGGAGGAAAGATGATTAAGGTTAGAAACCCGTTTTATGTAGTGCAGAAGCAAAGTAAGTTTGTTAATGCTAACTGCTATCACTGCGGGAAAACTTACAACTTACATTACACACAGGTGCGAGCATATAACTATTGCAATTCTTGTAAGTAATTATTTAACTCAATTTGATAGTTAATGTTTCCTAATTTATAGTGAACACATGGTAAGAAACATAACACCTGAACCAGATCAGATTGAGCGTGAGAACAAAGTTCTTGAACTACGCTCACAGTCTTTTACTTGGCGAGCCATTGCAGGAGAAGTTGGTTATGCCAGTGGTGCTGGTGCGCTGAAGGCTTATATGAGAGCCATTAAACGCCAACAGCAAGAGCCAGTTGAAGCAGCGTTGTTTATGGAGTTATCGCGCTTAGATGAATTGCAATCAACTTACTGGGAACCCGCAGTGCAGGGCAATATGCGAGCGGGTGAATTTGTTTTAAGAATTATGGATAGGCGGGCTAAATTCTTGGGGCTAGATGCTCCAACTAAAATACAAGCAGAGGTGGTGAGTTATGAAGGCGGAGCAGGAACCCTTGATGCCGAAGTTGATAGAATCGCAAGAATCATTGACGGAGTTGATGGAAACAGCACAATCACCCTCACTGAACAGCAGGATCAAAGCGAGCAGATTTATATGGAAGAACCGCTTAGCCCGTAAAGAACAATTACCACCAGAGGGCGATTGGAATATTTGGCTTTACATGGCTGGTAGAGGTGCTGGTAAGACCCGTACAGCAGCCGAATGGTTGGCCTGGGAAGCCATTAGAACGCCTAATACCAGGTGGGCGATAGTTGCCCCTACATTCTCTGACGCTAGAGATACTTGTGCTGAAGGCGAATCTGGAGTTATTTCTGTATTGAGCCGTTACCGAATGCTGGCGCATTGGAACAGATCTATGGGAGAGATCTTATTAAATAACGGATCCAGGATTAAATTATTTTCTGCTGACCAACCAGATCGTTTTAGAGGCCCGCAACATCATGGCGCTTGGTGTGATGAATTAGCAGCGTATAGATATTCTGACGCTTGGGATCAATTACAGTTTGGATTACGCCTGGGCGATAAACCTAGAATTGTAATCACAACAACACCACGACCTATGCCGCTAATTAGAATGCTGGCTAATAGAACTGACGGAACAGTAGTTATTACAAAAGGATCTACATTTGATAACGCTGCAAACTTAGCGCCATCTGCATTACTTGAATTGCAAGCCCGCTACAACAACACCAGGCTTGGCAGACAAGAGTTATATGGCGAGATCTTAGAAGATACTGAAGGCGCTTTATGGACTAAGGGATTAATTGACCGCAACAGACTAAAGAAAGCCCCTGCTTTATCCCGTATAACAGTTTCTATTGATCCCGCAGTAACAAACAATCAATCATCTGATGAAACAGGAATCATAGTTTGTGGATCTGATTCTGCTGGGCATGGATATGTACTTGGAGATTATTCATTTAAAGGTTCACCCCTGGATTGGGCCTCTAAAGCAGTATCGGTATTTGATGAATGGAAGGCAGATTCAATCCTGGTAGAAGTAAACCAGGGTGGCGATATGGTGAGTGCAGTTCTAAAGCAAATTAGACATTCCTTGCCTATTAGAGAAGTGCGAGCGCACATAGGTAAAAGGTTACGGGCTGAGCCAGTAGCAGCAATGTATGAGCAAGGCCGAATTCACCACATAGGAGAGTTTGCAGTTTTAGAAGATCAAATGACGGTGTGGACACCAAATGATTCTTATTCACCAGACCGTATTGATGCTATGGTTCAAGCGTTTAGTAATCTGCTTGGATCACAGAATGTTAGTAATTACTTTAATGCTCTTGCTAACTTTTGCCCGAAGTGCGGACTACCTATGCCGAAGTCAATGTCACATTGTTCTAAGTGTGGAAGCGCTATGATTAGTGCTGCTGAAACACAAGGGCAATTAATCTAAGGAGATTCACATGGGTCTGCGTGACCGAATCGCAAGAGCAATAGCAGGAACAGATTTAGAGAAGGCTCCGCGTTTACCTGCGGGTGCATCAACAATGACTGAACAAGAAATGCGCAATCGCGCTGGTGGTTCTATTGGTCAATCTTATGGAAACAATGTGCCACTACCTAGAAACCCTTGGCTTGGAATGGTTCCATTTGGACCAGGCTTACCAATCACACCTGGTGCGATTAATCCACTGCGACCAGATGGCAGACCAGATCCGCGTAGATTTGAATACCAAGTTGCACAAAATATAAATGTAACTGAAACGCGTTTAATATCATTTAAAACATTAAGAGCAGCAGCAGACCAAATAGATATTCTGCGTAGATGTGTAGAAGTTACTAAATCAAAATTATCAGGACTTGATTGGGATATTGTTCTTGGATCTGACGCATCAGAAAAGATTGCAGCCGAATCAGGCGGAGATCATGTACGCGCTATGGCTAAAGCCCGCGAGAAGTACACAGATGAAATTAATAGAGTGCGTGAGTTCTGGGAGAATCCAGACCGCGCTAACGGACTTACATTTACAGATTGGTTAATGATTGCTGCTGAAGAAACTCTTGTGATTGATGCACTTGCAGTATTTCCACAACCAACCGTAGGTGGAGATTTATACGGATTACAGATTTTAGATGGTGCAACAATTAAGCCGCTTATTGATGATCGCGGTATGCGCCCTACTCCACCATCTCCTGCTTACCAACAAATTCTTTATGGCTTTCCTAGATCTGAATTTAGCGCTAACGCTGATGATCCTGCTGCTGATGGTGAATTTACTGCTGATGATTTAGCATACATGGTGCGCAACCGTAGAACTACAAGCGTTTATGGTTATTCACCAGTAGAGCGAGCGCTGCCATTGGCCGATATTTATTTAAGAAGGCAACAATGGATTAGAGCCGAATATACAGACGGTGTTATGCCAGATCTGATGTTTACAACTGACGCTGAATGGGGAACTAACCCTGATTTGCTACGCGCTTATGAAAACATTCTAAATGATGATTTGGCTGGACAGACTGAGCAGCGTAAACGCGCTCGCTTGCTACCAACTGGATTAACTCCAATATCAAATGAAGGATATGGCGAGAAGTTCAAAGATACATTAGATGATTATTTGATTACATCTATCTGCGGTCATTTTGGTGTGCAACCTGCTGAGATTGGATTTTCTCCCAAGGGAGGATTAGGCGGTGCTGGTTTCCAAGAAGGCCAGGCTGAAAATGCAGAAGCAATTGGCATTCAACCATTGGCTAACTGGTACTCAAAGATGATAACTAACCTTTCTTACGCTTATCTTGGTATGCCACGCGAACTTGAATTTAAGTTGATGACCTCAAAGCGCTTGGACAATGAGAGTAATGCCCGTAAAGCACAAATTGAAGTTACCTCTGCTGGTAAAACTATTAATGAGCGTAGATCTGAATTAGGTTTGCCTTTACTAGATACTCCGCAAGCGGACATGCCGTTGCTTGTTGCTGGCGCAGACATATTCTTATTCTCACCAGACGGAATCATTAATGCTAAAGATGTAATCTCTGCTCCTGCTTTAGAAGGGCCAAACGCTACGGCAATAGCGCCATCTACTCCGAATACAGCCGAGAGCGAACCAGAAGAAGCACCAGGACCTAAAGAAGAAAATGAGATTGAAGAAGAATTAGACAGGAACACGGTTGATGAAGTTAAAGCCTTTATGAAGTGGGCTAATAAAGGTAAACGCGCCCGCCTGTTTGAGTTTAAATCTTTAGATCCGATTGTTGGGGAAGCGCTTAACCGTTGTGCATTTGACGGGGATCTTGAAACCGCAAGAGCGCTCGCTAAAGCGTATTTAACATGATTTGGGAACGCGCCCTGGAAGCAGATGCGCGTTTAGCGGCTAGAAACTCAGTAAAAATTAGGGCTGCTATTGCTCAATCTTTTAATGCCAAGCGTGTTTATGAGCAATACCTAACAACTCAACCTGCGGTAAGTAATAAACCTGCGCAAGATCGCGCCCGCGCTAGAGCCTGGGTAATTATGAATGTCCGCGTAAACATGGAACCGCTCAAAGAAGTTATGTTAAGAGTTTGGGCTGAAGGATATGTAACTGGAGATGCGTTTGCTGATGAACAAGTGGCTATGGCTAGAGTTGCAGCCAAGGCTGATGACGGAAGTTATGTAGATTGGTCAAACTGGAAGCCAGGAGATCAAGCCTCTGCTTTATTACTGCGCCCACCTAAAGCATTTCAACAATTGCTACAAATGCAAAGCATTACATTTAAAGATTTTAGTGATACAACAGTAAGAGATATTGGTAATGCCATTGCTGACGCTATTGAACTGGGCATGACTGCTGAAAGATCGGCTAAAAACATTGCAAGGCATGTGGCTAATCCTGCGCGAGCGCTGAGTATCGCAATCACAGAACAGAACCGCGCTATCTCCTACGCAACTATTAACCGCTTTAAAGAATCCGAGATTCAGAAGATGGAATGGCAAACATCTAGCCCTTGCGATAAATGCGCACAAAACCAGGGCCAAGTTATTGAAATAGGCGGAACATTTAACTCAGGATCTACCCAACCACCCGTACACCCGCATTGCCGTTGCGTATTGCTACCCGTAATTCCTGATTTTGATGAATTAGATGCAACTCCAACAGGAACAACATTAGTAACTCCGCCTAGCGCACCTGTATTGCCTCCAGTTGTAGCCCCAACCGTAATTGCGCCTAAGCCTGTATCTGTGAATCCAGGTTTTGCAATCTATGATGAAATGGATAGCCGACCATTCATACCTGGTAAGTGGGAAGTTGTACCTAGAGAGGCTATGTTAGAAATAGAACTACAAAACATTATACGCTCACGCACTACAAAGATAGATAGAGCAAGAGCAGAAGTAATTTACATGTTACATGGAAAAAAAATGGATCGGGATTTTGTTGCCAAGGGTGTTGTTTACAAGAACGGTCCTGTTGAAGTTCAATTTGGTGGTACAGGCCTTGCGGTCAAAGAAGAAATACGCAAACAAGTAATTGAAGAAGTAGAAAAACTACAAGTAAGCAATCCTAAAGACCGTGCCGTAGTCCACATCACTAAGGACAGTAAGAATAAATACGGTTGGGCATACCTAGGCCAAGAAGATATATGGGTTGTTCCTAGAATTGTCAAAGACACAGAATTAAAGGTAGGTAGCGCTGGTAATTTCAAGATGCCAGTAACTCCAACTACGACCCAATTCCAATACACCCTAGCCCACGAATGGGGTCACATAGTTGATAAACTCAGGGCAGGTTCTACTGGTAGTCAGACCGCAGATACAACTTTAATAATTGGCAAACTTAAAAAACAATTCCCAGATGCGTTTAAGAGTGGTTACTCAGGCGAAAACACTAAAGAATTCTATGCTGAAATGTTCACCGAGTATTACAGGACCAGTGGGGCAACAACCAACCCACTTGTTCAGGCTATGGCAGCAGAATTTGGTTGGAAGGTTCCTGAAGGCGTAATTCAACCAACAAACATAGGAGGGGTAATTAATGAGTAAACAAGAAGAAAGTTGTGATCCAGTAGATTTTATAGATCCTAAAGAAGCAACATTACAGGAACTCTATTACCTAGCAAGCAGAGGTGTGCCAGAAGCAAAAGAGATAATAGAGCGTTACGATAAGGAAGTTGATATTATTATGGCTGAACAAGCAATTAAAAAATCAATGCAAGTTACATGGATAGAGGATTAAATGTCATTAGTTCACACTTCAGCAACGGTTGGAACATCAGCAACGCTAATTTGTACAATTCAAACAGGATTAGGTTCTGTACCAATCCAAATCAATAATCAAAATGCCCAACCAATTTTTATTGGTGACGCTTCTATCACTGCAACGGGGGCAGGTAGAGGAACACGCATAGCCGCAAATGCAAACTTTCAGTTATGGGCGCATGGTGGCGATCAAGTTTATGCTATTTCTGCTGCTGGAACTTCTGCGGGAGATGTATCAGTTCTTTATTCAGGTAACTAAAATTTATGGCTGAAGGTTTTGTTCCACCACAAGAAGTAAGAAACAATGCCAAGCGCGGATTAGAATTACGCAGGGAGCATGGTAGAGGCGGAACAGAAATTGGTGTTGCCCGCGCCCGTTCTTTATCAAATGGACAATCACAACCTTTAAAAACAATTAACCGTATGGTTTCTTATTTTGCTCGCCATGAGGTTGATAAGAAAGGTGAAGGCTGGGGAAAAGACAGCGCAGGTTACATTGCTTGGCTATTATGGGGTGGTGACGCTGGTAGATCTTGGGCAAACAGGATTGCAAGAGAAAACAAAAAGAAAACAACGGAGAAATCAATGATAAATGATTTAACAACAGCCTTTTTTGAAATTGTTAAGGCCGACAGAAATGATGATGGCACTTTAATGGTTTACGGCAAGGCAACAGATGATTCATTAGACATTGACCAACAAATCTGTGATCCAACTTGGCTAGATGATGCAATGCCAGAGTGGTTTAAGTCAGGCGGCAATATCCGCGAACAACACAGCAATATTGCAGCAGGCGTAGCAAAAGAATATGAGAAGAAGAAAGACGGACATTACATACATGCCCTTGTTGTAGATCCAGTTTCAGTTAAGAAAGTAGATACAGGCGTACTAAAAGGTTTCTCTATTGGAATCAAAAACCCACGCGTAGTCCGCGATCAGAAAGCAGCCAACGGGCGCATAATTGCAGGCAAAATTGTTGAGGTCAGTCTTGTAGATAGGCCCGCAAATCCAAATTGCCAATTAGTCCTGGCTAAATCTGCTGAGGGTCAGAGTAATTTATTCAAGGTAGAAGAATTAATTGAGAAGGAAGAAAAGAAACCAGATTACGCGGCAGTCAATCGCGGTGGAGAAGGTTCAGAGCCAGCCGATAAAGAATTATACAACCGTGTAAAACAAGAGGCTAAAGAGAAATTTGATGTTTACCCATCTGCTTACGCAAATGCCTGGTTAGTCCGCGAATACAAGAAGCGCGGTGGAACTTACAAAAAGAAAACAAACAAGGGGGCAGATACCCTAGAATTACCTTACATAACTGAGGGAGAAGCCATGAGCAATTTAGTAGATGACATAATTGAGTTATCTAAATCTTATGCTGGTGGCGATTTACTAAAGTTTGATAGAAATACTTATGACAATGCTAGACAAGCGTTGGCACAATTAATAGCAATAGAAGCACAAGAAATGAATGAGGGAAGCAATGAAGAATCTTCTCTTACACACCTAATAGCCGCAGTCCATCACCTTTTTGCTTGGTATCAGGGTGAGGAAGCAGAGGGAGAAACAATGGAAAACGAACAAATTGATATGGCGGCAGGTTCAAAGAAGATGAACATGCAACCAACTAAAGGCGAATCCAAAAAAGAATTTATGGATCGCTGCAAAATGAAAGGCATGAACGATAAAGAAGCCGCGATTTGTGCTGATAAATATTACAAAGAAGCACACAAACTTTTTGGTGATGATGACATGGATAAAAAGAAAAAAGAATCCATGAAATCTACTGATGCAGAAGCAACAGAAGTTGTAGAAGCAACAGAAGAAACAACAGAGGAAGCACCTGTTGTTGAAGAAAAGAAAGAAGAAGAAGTAGTAGCAGTTGAAGAAACTCCTGCTGAACAAGTTTCTGAGGAAAAAATATCTTCAGAAGAAGTAGAAGCCATAGTGGAACAGGCAATAAAGAGCGCAACACAGTCAATTAAAACGGAGATTGCTTCTCTAGTGTCCGCAAAAGAGGCGGCACTGAGTAAAGCAGTAAGTTTAGAATCTGAGTTGGCAATTGCTAAATCTCTTGCGGTGGCTGGTGGTCCAAAACGAACAGGTACATCAGTGGCTCAGTCCAATGATCTGTTTGTTAAAGCCGCTACCTACAAAGCGAAAGCACAAGCAACAACCGATCCCGTACTTGCCAAGGGTTACAAGCAATTAGCAGATGAATTTTTTGCTAAAGCGAGTGAACCAGACGCAACTAAATAACAATCTCTGAAAGGAAAACATGTCGCTTACAGCGCCTAAAGCGGTAGATCTGTTTGGTGATACAACACCAAAAGAAGCCGCACAACGCATGGAAGAATTTACTTCTGAATTAAGTAAATCACTTTCAAATTCAACAAATGTACCTGGACAGGCTCCAACAGCCGATCCAATGGCACAATTAGAAGCCCTTGCAGCAAGCAAGTCATTAACAGCAGAAGCATCAGCAGGATTACAGAATGCTCTTGCCTCACAAAGACTAGCAATGCAAGATATTCAAAAAGACATCACACTTACATCTCCACTTAGCACATCTTTTGCTGCTTTTGACTTAGAAGCACCATCAAAGATGCTAACACCTCGCCCAACACCACTACGCAATAGAATTCCGCGTAAAAAAGGTGTCGGTACTTCACACCGTGTAAAGAGAATTACTGGTTACACAGGTACAGGTACAGGTGGACAAGCGCAAGTTTGGCCTGGCATTACAGAATCTACAACCACTGCTTTTGGTTCAATCAGTTTTGAGCGTGGTCCTAAGATTTCTTACACAGCAGATGATTTAATTCTGCCTTACAACTCATACTCACTATCAGATAGCGTTTCATTTGACGCTAACTTCTCAGGTCTTGGTTACCAAGATCTACGCCAACTATCATCAACCTCAACCCTATATGCAACAATGCTTATGGAAGAGCGCATGATGTTAATGGCACGCGGAACTGCTAGTGGTTATTCAGGCGCACTATCTGCTCCAACTGTAACAATCACAAAGCCATCTGCCGCAACTGGTCAGGTAGCACTTGCTGATTCAACTTACTACATCTATGTAACAGCAGACGCAGGTATTTCTGCTAACGGATTTGGTGAGTCAATCATCACAACAGTTTCATCTCAAACAACATCATCACAGGTATTGAAGTTTGTAATCACACCTGTAACTGGTGCGCTTGGCTACAACATCTACATTGGTGCTACCACTGGTGCAGCAAACGCTAAGTATCAGGGAACAATTAAGGGAACAACTGGCTTTGTAGTCGGTGCTGGTTCTACTTCAGTTGGCGATACTCTTGTTTACTCAACCGCAAGCACAATTCTTGCTTCACGCGCTTCAGCAGATACATCTGCTTACGCAACTGGATATGACGGAATTCTGCCAACAGTTCTAGGCGCTAACACAGGCTACAACAACGCAATCAACAGCACATTCTCAACTTCTAACCCAGGTTCAGAGTTCCAGACTGTATTTGCTAACCTATACAGCAATGTAAAGGCTGATCCAGACATGGTATTGCTAAACGGAAATGACCGTAAGCAACTATCAGATGCAATCAAATCAGGATCAACAGCAAACTACCGCTTGGTAATCAATGATCCAGGTGAGGGTGGAACTACTTACGGTTCTATCGTTACTGGTTTGCAGAATGAAGTAACAGGTAAAGCAGTAGATCTAATGGTTCACCCTTGGTTGAACTCAGGTGTTGCTCCTGTTCTATCATTTACACTTCCAATTCCAGACACAGAGGTTTCAGATGTTTGGGCTAACTTCTTAGTACAGGATTACATGGGCATTCAATGGCCTGTAACCCAGTTTGCTTATGAGTTCAGCACATACTTCCGTGGAACATTCTTCTGCACCGCTCCAGCATGGAATGGCGCAGTTTCAGGAATCGTAAGCGCATAATGTGTTTAGAATGTGGTTGCAATCAAGTGGAAAGTACACATGGTCTAAAGACAATTAGAGATTCTGCTAATGTCGCAATGCCATCAAATGTATCTACCGCACAAATAATTGAACCAACAGAAACACCTTAATTAACTAGAAATAGTGGTGCGTCACATAGCGGGCGCACCACTATTTTTTTAAGGAGAGGCAATGGCAAGATATGTGGCACCTGATAAGGGTGTGAAAGAAACAGTTATTGGCAACAAAACTTATCGCCCCGATAAAGGCGGAATCTATAATGTAGAAAGTGCAGGCCATGCTCGCGCCATGAAAGCAGAAGGTTATTTTGAAGCATCATTAAATCCTTACTCTCATGGTGACCGCAAAAGAGGATTTACTTGCGTACAATGTGGTTTTGAGGGTTGGTTTAGGAAATGCGGTAGGTGTGGTTGTGAGGATCAATCTCCTGCAAGAGATGGGGAATAAATGGCAACGGGCGTAACATCACAAACTGGATCTTTTGAGAATCCATATTTAACTCTTGCTGAGTATAAGAACGCCCCGACTTCTATTGATTTTGACAATCTTGTTGTAGGTGGAAACTCAGGAGCGCAAGATGCAGAACTAAACCGTGTAATTTTACGCGCCACTTCTTACTTAAATGAGTATTTAAATCAAGATTTAACTGCCCAAAATAGGACAGAAACACAAAGAGTTAGATTTAACAATCAAGGTTATATTGTTTTACACCCCAACCATAACCCAATAATTTCTTTAAGCAATTTTCAATACGGCTCAACCCCTAATAATTTAACTACTTTAACCGATCCTTCAACATGTTGGTTTGAGGATCAACAAGTAATCATTCCTGTTTCAGATAGCGCATTAACTTATTCAAGCCAGGGGCCTTTAAGTTTTGGTGGGGTAGGAGCGCGTACACCCGTATTTGTAAAATATACCTATGTTGCAGGATATGTAAATACAACAATAGTCAGTGCAACAGCCACACAAACAACTTTAACTGTAACTAATGGTTCAGGATTTATAGCAGGTGAATCGTATAGAATTTATGATGGCGCTAGTAGTGAAACGATTACAGTTGCAAGTACATACACTTACGGCTCTACAACAGTTCCAATAACCGCAGCATTGGCCTATACACACACTGCTGGTGTTGCCATAGGTAATTTACCGAGCGCAATTAAACAGGCCGCCATTCTTGCTACAACGGCCTTAATTAAGGCAAGAGGCGATAACTCTTTAACCATGGCGGTAACAACTTCCGCAGCAGGGAACATAAGTGGCGCTCAACGATTTGGCTCAGATTTAGCGCTGGCCTTAGATATGGTTAAACTTTACAGAAGGATTAGGTAATGGCGGGCCGTACTGGGGTACGCGATACCCTTTACAACTTTTTACTTACCCCCCAGATCACAACACTTAACCAAGTTTTTAAGTCTTTTCCTAAGCGCATTAACTATCAAGTTAATTCAACAGCAGGCCAACTATCAAGATCGGCAGTTGTAATTTATATTGCAGCAGAAAATGAAACCCGCTTGGCAATAGGCGGGGCTACATCTGGTTGGAAGCGTGTTGATTACACCATAATTCTTCAGGTTTACCAACATTCCCTGCAACGAAATTCTGAAGATGCAATGACTGATTTTGATACCCTTATAGACAATATTAAAACAAGGCTTAGATCAGATCATAGATTTGGCGATACAACTGGAACTTTAGTTTGGCAAGGAGCGGAGCCTCGCATAACTACCCGTTATGGAGAACCTTCCACCAGTAATGAAGGCGCTACGGAAACCTTCGCTGAGATAGAATTTGATGCAACAGAAATGATTCAAGCATAAGGAGCATGATGAGATATACATATAATGGATCAGATGAACGCGTGTTTCCTACGCTTGGAATCACGGTAAAAAAAGGTGATGTGTTTGACGCACCAGAAGGTTTTTCTCACCCTGATTGTTCTTCAGGCGAAGCAAAATCATTTACTAAAACAAGTACAACTACAACCCCGTCTGCCGCGTCAGACAAGACACTAGGAGAGTGAAGTAATGTCAGTACAACAATCCGTACGAAGTTACCTTGGTATTGCTAAAGAAGTTACCAAGGGAACAGCAGTAACACCAACAGATTATATTCCTGTTGCTAAAGACAGTATGAAGCCAGCAGATATTATTGATCCGCTCTATGACACTGGTTTGCGTGGCTCAAATATAGTTAATTACAACTATATTCCAGGCCGCACACGCTCAACATTTGATTTTGGTGGAGCCGTATTTGCCGACACTGTTGGCTATGGACTTGCAGGAATCATGGGTTCAGTAGCAACAACAGGTGCAAGCGCACCATTTACACACACTATTTCATTAAAGAATAGTGCAGTTGCAGCAGCAGATGACCAACCAATTTCTTACACACTGACTGATTTTTATGCAGCAGCAGTACGCGCTTACCCTGGTTGCCAATTCACTGATTTCTCATTGAAGTTCAACGCAGATGGCATGTTGGAATATGACACAAAAACAACTGGTTTCATATCAGCATCAGCCGCAACACCAACACCATCATTTTCAGCAATCCTTCCAACACCAGTTTGGCAAGGCACTGTTTCAATTGGTGGATCAACAGTTTCAACAGCAATGACAGGTAACATTGATTTAACTAGAAATGTCACACCTGTTTACGGAATTGCACAAACTCAAAATCCATTCCAAATATTTCTTGGACCATTAGAAACAAGCGGTAAGTTCACTTTCATTATGGAAGATAACACCGAATTGACCCGTTACTTAACTAATACTCAACCTGCCATTGTTCTTAACTGGGCTTATGGCGCAGGAGCAGCAGCAGTACAGATCCAGGCAACAATTACAAAGGGTGCTTACACAGCCGCAGTAATTGAGCGCGGAGATGATTTTGTCAAAGTTACATGTGACATTAATGCAATGGGTAATACTACTGATGCTGGTTCAACTGGCGGATTTAGTAATATTAAGTGGGTACTTCAGAACGCTAAGGCCTCTGGTACATACGCTTAATTAGTTCCAGAACAGATGGGCCAGTAATTGCGAACGCCTTCCCGCGATTCTGCCCATCTGTTCCTTTTAGGTTATGATGTACGGAAGGTAACTAATTAGGAGGCATGTATGTCAAAGAAAATAACACTACCATCAGGCGCAACCGTAACTTTAAAAGATGCAACTTTATTGCGCGTAAAAGATCGCAAGCGTGTTTTAAAAAGTGCTGATGCTGAAGGCGGAGATCTATCTAAGGCTCTTGCATTAGGTGATGCTTTAATTGCAATGCTTGTTGAAGAATGGTCTTTTGAAATGCTAATTCCAGCATTAAAAATGGAAAACATTGATGAATTAGAAATGAAAGATTACGATTTTTTAGTTGAGCAAACTAAAGATGCGCAACAATATTTGTTCCCAGCATTATCAGAAACAGAAAAAAGTGATTCAGACCCAAAAGTCCTTACCGAAAACTCCAAAGGCTAAAATGGCTTTTGGAAGGAGGAAGGCGGCATGAAGAATTTGATTACCCTGACCAACAGTGGTACTACTTTCAAATGGCTGACCGATTTGGCTGGACACCAGATCAGGTAGATAATTTGCCAGTAGAAACAGCAGATTGGTTAATAGCCATTGCTACAACTGTTGAAAGCGTGAAGGCTGACAGGATCAAGGACTTATGAATGGTGGAGCAATTGTTATCACTAATCTTGATGATGTCTTGCGGGCTATCGGTAATGTGGGATCTGACATTGAACAAGGTGCAAAAATCGGTATTGGCAGGGCAGGTTTAGCAGTTGAAAGACAGGCTAAATTAAATGCCAATACTGGTACACATAAAAAAGGAGAGCCGCGTTCTGGTGGTCCTGGCCCAAATGTTGTTACGGGTAATTTAAGAAGATCTATAAACACAGCAGTGCGCTATGGGTTTGATACCTACATAGCAATTGTTGGCGCATCAATGGAGTATGCAAGGGCAGTAGAAAAAGGAAGTCCTCGCTGGAAATCTGGCGTAAAATATCCTTACCTAGAACCAGCCGCTTTAAGTTTGATCCGCTCTGGACAAATTCAAAGAATTTTTATTGGCTCTATCAAAGAAAAAATGAGGGGATAAAATGGCTGATGTAATCCCACCAATTTTAATAAAACTTTCTGCTGATGTTAATGATCTAAAAGCAGGTCTTACCCAAGCGCAAAATAGCCTTAAAGGGTTAGATGACAATATTAAAAAATCAACTGGAGGCATGGCTAATTTTGCAAGCAAAATTAAAAGCGTTGGAGCAACCCTAGGTGCTACTTTTGCTGCTACACAATTTGCATCATTTGCAAAAGATACGGTTATGGCGGCCTCTAGTATGGCTGAATCTGTATCTAAAGTTAATGTAGTTTTTGGTGAAGGTGCAGCAGAAGTTTTAAAATTTGGTGAAAGCGCAGCAAATAATTTAGGTATTAGTAATCAAGCAGCAATTGAAGCAGCAGGAACTTACGGAAACTTATTTCAAGCATTTGGTTTAGGACAAGGCCAAGCACAAACAATGTCCACTTCTTTAGTACAACTTGCAGCAGATATGGCCTCCTTTAACAACACCAGCATTGATGATGCAATTCTGGCTTTAAGATCTGGCTTATCTGGCGAAACAGAACCATTAAAGAAATTTGGTGTTGCTTTATCTGATGTGCGTTTAAAAACTGAGGCTATGTCTTTAGGTTTAATTAAAAATACTAGCCAAGCATTAACACCTGCCGCAAAAGCACAAGCCTCTTATTCATTAATTATGAAAGATACCGTTTTAGCCCAAGGCGATTATGCAAGAACAGCAGATGGCACGGCTAACACAATGAAAACATTGCAAGCAAGATTTGCAGATGCCAAGGTTGCTTTAGGTGATGCTTTAATGCCCGCATTTAGAGGGCTGCTTAAAATTTTAAGTTTATTAATCCCAGTATTAAAAGCCGTAGGTAATTTCTTTAAAAATAATCAAGATGAAGTAAAGGCTTTTGCAATTACAATAACCACGCTCACTGCCGCTTGGGGCGTTTACACATTAGTAGTAAAACGCGCTGCTATTCAACAGGCTATTTTTAATGCGGTTATGGCAATCAATCCATTTGTGGCAGTAGCAGTAGCAATAGGTTTAGTGGTTGCAGGATTTGTAAAACTTTACAAGAGTAATGAAACATTTAGAAATGCAGTTGTTTCTGTTGCCAAGGTAGCAATTAGAGCGTTTGCCGCAATTATTCCTATGATTGGTATGGTATTTGAAGCCATAATGAAAATTAGCACAGGCCCATTACGCTTGTTGTTATTAGCCTTGTCTAAGTTGCCAGGTGTAGGAAAATATGCAAAAGAAGGTTTAGATTTTATTAATAAAGGATTAAACGGCATATCTGATTTTGCAGATAAGGCTGCTAAAAAAGCAAATCAATTGGCAGATAGCCTAGGTAAAGTAAATAAAGAAGGCGCTAAAACTAAAGACGCAATAATTAAACGCCCGACTGCTGGCGGTATTGATCCAAATGATGTTAAAGAAAAAGCGGCTGCTGAGAAAAAACGCTTGTCTGAAGTTAAATCTTTACAGAAAAAATTTGAATCAGAGCAAAAACAACTGGCTGGACTTGAAGAAAAGAAGGCCAAACTTATTGCTGATTATCAGAAAGATGTGTTAAAGCGTAATGCCAAATATGATGAAGATGTATTTAGGGCTAAAGAAGAAAGCGCTAAAAGAATTCTTGGAATAGAAAAAGATTACAATAAACAAATATTAGACGCGCAAAAAGACGCTGCTTTAAAACGCAAAGAAATTGTTCAACAATCTATTGACCGCCTAAGAGATGTATTCAAATCTGCCTCTGCTATTGATGTAGGTAAAATGTTTGCTGATCTTCTTAAAGGTGAAGATCCAACAAAAGCAACTACAACAACGCTTGTAGATAAATTCAAACAACAGTTAGCAGATATTAAGTTACTAGCAACTAACGCTACCGCTCTTTCTAATAAAGGATTTAGTCAGGTATTCGTTGAGCAAGTTGTAGCCCAAGGTACTGAGGTAGGCAACAAACTTGCCCAAGAAATATTAAATTCAACACCTGAAACTATTACGGAACTACAAAGTTTATTTACTGAGATTCAAAAAACATCTGAAACTGGCGTAGATGTTCTTGGTAAAACTATGTATGAAAAACTTGGATTGGCAACAGAAGAATTAAAGGCTAACTATACAAAGGTAGGAACAGAACTTAATGAAGCCCTGGCTCAATATGCTGCTGATTTTGCAGAGGCTATGGCAGAAGCGCAAGCAGATTTAGTAGAAACTCTTGCAGAGTTAAAGAAAGATTTACAGGCTGATCTTGCTGAAATGCAAGACGCTTTCCATGTGGCTCTGGCTGAAATTAATAAAGATATTGCAGAAACTATTGCGCAAATTAATTCTTTAATTGCTGCTATGGCTGCTTTAGGTGCAATGACTGGGCTTGGTGGTGGCGGTGGCAGTGGCACTGCTTATTCTGATAATTCTTTATTTAATTCAGGCTCACAAGGTAGCGATTTGGCAAGATTCAAAGCAAAAGAAAGAGCAGATGAAGCAGCCGCTAAATATATTATTACAAATAATGTTACAAGCAATGTAAGCGCACAAGAAATTGCAGACGCTACTCAAAGAGCAATTAAATTTGGACAAACTGTAACTGTTGGGCGTGATAGATAATGCCAATAACAACCCCTTATCAATTTTCTTTTGATGGTCAAACATTTGGCGCATCAACGGCATTTCCAATTCAATCTGTTGATGGTTTAGAAAGCCTGCCAATGATCCGCGCACAAGATGATAACCGTGGATACGCAGACGGAATGTTTTCAGGCAGAGATTTTCTGGGTGGTAGAACGGTAAGTGTTATTTTTACAACCCTGGCTAATGGAGCAACCTCCGCCCAAGCAAACTACAACACAATTCAACAAGCGTTACTGCCTCAAACTTCTGGCACTACACCGCTTTATTTTAAATTATCTTCTGCTGGTGGTGAGCAATTTGTTAATGCCCGTGTACGCGCTTTAAGAACAGCCGTAGATCCTAACTATACTTATGGATACATTACATCTCAGGCAGATTTCTTTTGCCCAGATCCTAATTACTATGACAGCACTTTAAACACCCTATCAATGACCATAGGAAGCGGTCTGGGCCGTGTTTACAACCGTACCTACAACCTTGTTTACTTAACTGGATCAGCCCCTTATACAACCGTTACCAATAGCGGGTGGGCCACTACCTACCCAACTATTACCTTTAATGGGCCAATCATAAATCCCGTATTTGGAAATGTTACACAAGGTAATTATTTATTTTTAAACGGTTCTTTTGCAGATACAGATACCGTAGTTATTGATTTGTATAATAAATTAATTACGCTAAATGGTAACCCCGCTAGAAACTTATTATTAGGAACTTCTACTTGGTTTGATGCTCAACCAGGAGCCAATCAGTTCTTTTTTTACGGAACAGGTACACTATTCCCTACAACAGCCGTGAGTGTTTCATGGTACAACGCGTACATTTAGGAGTGAAATGGCATTAAGAAACCCGCCTAGTTGGTTACAAAATGGTAGCCACACAGCAGAAAATGACCGTTTAACGGCAAATCAAATTGTTTGGGCGCTTACTGGTGTACGCAGAACTAATGATTTAAAAGTTTCACAATCAGGAACCCCTGCTATGAGCGTATCTATTGCAGCAGGTTGGGCAATTATTCTTGGTGATTACACAACAAACATGGGTGCTTATAGTGTTTACAATGACGCGGCAGCATCAGGAACAATTACAGCAGCAGACGCTACAAATCCTAGAATTGATCGCGTTTGTTTAACAGTTTCAGATTCAGCCTATACAGGATCAACAAACACAGTGGCAATAAATGTTGTAGCGGGAACTCCAGCAGGTAGTCCAGTAGCCCCAGCAACTCCAACTAATTCAATTTCTCTTGCCACGGTAGCGGTGGCTGCGGGCGCTACCACAATCGTAAACGCAAACATTACAGATACTAGAGTTCGCACTGAGATAGATGAGGTAGTTTTAGGCGCTTCAACCAACGCGCTTGTGCCAGTTCGCATACAATTATTAGCAGGTCAAACGGGCAACGCATTACAAATTGTTAATAGTTCAGGAACAGTCCTGAACGGATTTGATTCTAGTGGTAATCTACTCACAGGTGGCATAGACGCTGCAAGTCTTGAATACGAGTTTATTATGGGAGCATACTAAATGGCAACTAATACCCCAGCAGTTTTTTACCGAGGCACCCCTGCCTATGGAACAACCAATGTTTCAAGAGCGGTGTCTAACAAGGCACTCACATCTAACTTAGCCACGATTACTACCAGCACAAATCATGGTATTACAAATGTAGGAACTTTAGTATCTATCCAAGGCGTAGATGCAAACCTAGACGGTTTGTATCCTATCTACACAATTCCTGCTAACAACACTTTTACTTTTGTAAAAACAACATCAAATATTACTTCCGCAGCCGTAAGCCCTAACGGGTCTGCTATTTTTAACACTTTAACTGCAACAGCAACGGCTGGCACAATATCAAATCAGGCTATTGTAAATAGCACCGCAATTATTACTACAACCTCTGCGCATAGTTTGGCTATTGGAGATATTGTTAGAGTTAATACAGGCACTACTGGAACAGACGGAACTTTTGTTGTATCAGCCGTACCAACAACCTCTATATTTACTTTTGTAACCTCTACTGCAACCCTAGCCTCAGCAGCAGTTTCGCAAGGTTGTTTTGCTAAGTTCCCTGATGTTTATACTCTCGCAGCATCTACAAACGGCATTGTAACTAACGCGGTGTTTGCTAACCCAACAGCAAGTAGCGCAACAGTAAACCTAACAATAGATAATGTTTCAGTAGCAGAAAACTTAACGGTTGCAGCAAACGCTTCTACCTTTATTGACATTAAACAATATTTTGCAACAACAAAAAAGATTTCTGTTGGAACAAGTATTCCGCAAATAGATTGTCAAATCTCAGGCATTACGATAGTTTAAGGGGTAAGCAAATGGGTCTATCGTCATTACCAGCAGCAGCAGGTTTAAGTTACAACCGTGTTGTTTTTTTATCGTCAGGCACTTTTACATTACCAAAAACTGCATTTAATAAGTTTGATTGCGTATTAGTAAGCGGTGGTGGCGGTGGCGGTGGCGCAAACAACACTACTCCCCGAAGGTCAATGGGTGGTTCAGGTGCGGCTGCATATTTTCACGATATTTTTTGTTCTAACGAAACTACATTAACGGTTACGGTTGGGGCTGGTGGTACTGGTAGTGCTGCTGGTACACAAGGCGGACAAGGAAACGAAAGCACGGTAACGGGTCTAGCAGGTAACGGGGCTTCAACTTCTTTATCAAGTGGAAGTGCGTCAGGGGGCAAAATAGCAAACGGTGGTGGCTCGCAAGGAATTATTTCACCGCAGGTTGCTAGAAATATAACTAATAATGGTGGTACTAATCCTGCTAGATCTGTAGCAGCAGGTTGGGGTTTTGGCGTATCTGCTTTTGCGTCAGGTCAAAGATATAATGGTGGTTATCCTGGAGTTAATTTAAACATATTTGGTTCAACTGCGGGTGGTAGTGGCTCAACTATACGGTCTTACATTAATGGCGCTACTACTAGTGCAGATGCTAACCAGAGAGGCGGAACAGGTGGTCCAATACCACTTTTAGGTAACCTATTACATGCCGCTAAAGGTAGTGATGGAAGTGCTGGACAGACCGCAGGTGGGCTTGCTGTTGCAAATACTTATTTTGCTGGCACAGGTGGCGGAAGTGAATATGGTGGAGTTCAAACTGGGCTTGGCGGTGGCGGTGGGGCTGGTGGGCAATCTAATAATTCTGGTATTGCTTCGGGTAATGGTGGAGCAGGTTCCGCAAACTCAGGTGGTGGCGGTGGTGCTGGCGGGCAAAATCAGGCTGGTGGCTCATTATTAGGTACAGGTGCTAATGGTGGTTCAGGTTTTGTAGTTATAGGATATTGGGGATAATCATGGCTCACTTTGCTCAATTAAACGAAAACAATATTGTTCAAAAAGTTATTGTTGTAGATAATCAAGACGCGCCTACGGAAGAAGCAGGACTTGATTTTATTAAAAATATATTAAAGTTTGATGGCACATGGGTTCAAACTTCATATAACGGCAATATACGCGGTAAATTTGCGGGAGTTATGGATATTTATGACCCTAAAAAAGATGAGTTTATAGTTAATACTAAGTATTTAGAAGAACAAAAAAAGTTAGACTTAGAGCAAGCAGAGTTGGCTAAAACCGAATTGGCTAAAAAAGAAGCAATTGCAAGCAAAATAGGTTTAACAATTGAGGAATTAACTACTATACTAAAGCAGTAAATTCTAAGCGGAGGCGCAATGAAAAGTTATTATTTTTTGGCGGGCTTACCCCGCACAGGCAACACATTACTTTCTAGTATATTAAATCAAAACCCCCTTATACATAGTTCCCCGTTAAGTCCAATAAACGGAATATTTTGGCAACATGAGCAAGTAATCCAAAACGCGGAACATGTCAAAAGATTAGATGATAAAACTGGATTAAATAATGTTATGGCTAAACTATTAGATAATTATTATGACAACATTACAAAGCCAGTCATTATAGATAGAGAAAAATCGTGGGGAATTGCCCCTAACTTTAATATGTTACAAAAATATGTAACACCTAATCCTAAAATTATATTTACTACAAGACCCGTAATTGAAATACTTACCTCTTTTATTAACATTATTCCTAAAGAAAATTCAAGTGTAGATTTAGAAATGTCGCAAAGTGAATGGACTTACAAAAATTATTTAACCCTAAACGATAACCGTTGTGATTATCTTATGCGACCTTATGGGCAGATAGATAGATTGCTTACAACAGTAAACATGATGCAACAAAACAAAGACAACTTTTGTTTAATTAAATATGATGAAATAATAAATACCCCGCAAGAGGCTATGGATAAAATCTATAACTTTTTAGAATTACCTAACTACACGCATGATTTTAATAATATAGAAAAAGTAGAAATAGATAATGATGTAATGGCAGGGCTACCACCAAACATGCACGAAATTAGACCGCAACTTAAAAAAATTAGTCAAGACCCTAAAGAGGTTTTGTCAGAATATGTAATTAGCAAATACTCAAACATAGGCTGGGAGGCGTAATGATAATACAAATAATAGGACAGGCTGGTTCTGGTAAAACAATATTGGCGGGAGCGTTAGCAGACCGCATAAATGCTATACACATAAACGCAGATAAAGTTAGGGCAGGGTTAAACAAAGATTTAGGTTTTGAGTTAAAAGACCGTATTGAAAATGCAAGACGACTTGGCGAATTAGCAAGACTATTAGATAACGAAATAGTTATAGTAGATTTTATATGCCCAACAAACGAAACTAGAGAGGCGTTTGGCAAGCCTGATATTTTAATTTGGGTTAATAGAATTGAGCAAGGGCGATTTGAGGACACAAATAAAATGTGGCAAGACCCAACAGATTGTGATTTAGAAATTAAAGCAGGGCTAACGGTAGATCAAGAAGTGCAACTTATTATTAAACA